GGCGCCGGGGGCGGCTCCGTGTCACTGCTTGATTCAGAGGTACCTCCGGACGGCGCCTATTTGTGCCCCGTGCAGATCGCTGTAACCGGCGTCGCAGACCTCGGCGGCGCCGCCTATTGGGGAATGGGCGGCGGTTACAGTGGCCCGGACGGCAATCTTTATAGTGAGCAAAAATATAAGAACTTCTCGGGTTTCGACCCAAATACCGGCGCAATCGCGTTCCCCGCGACCATCAGCGCCACGACGGGTGAGTATATCCCTAACTCCCAAGAAGGCGGTTTTTGTAATCCGCGCGGCAACTCGTATGATCGTAACATTGTTTTCGCTACGACCCCGTGGGGCGGTATTCTGAAGTTTTTTGGTTCCTACAACACGCCCGCGTCGTCGGGGTTTGATGCCGAAATGATCCAATTGCTTCCGCTTTTAATAAATGTGTCTTATACTAATGAGGCCTTTAGAGGTATAAACAAGTCTTTTAAGGGGCCAAAAGATACGGTCCTGTCTCTACTTGGAATAATCGACAAAAATCAAACCCAGGCCAGCCGGGATAGTACACTCGGGCGCGGCGCAGTTGATGCAACTGTAACTGCGATGGCAAATCCGTTGGCCAATCAAGATGATTTTGGGTCGGCGGCTCAGGCTTTTATTTTAAAGGCCATTAAAGAATGGGCTCTTTCTGTGTTGAAAGCCTTGATGGAATTGCTGGACCCTCACGTACATGTATCAAAAATTATTAGAGATCTGACTTCTGAAGCTTTTATAGAATTGTCAAAACTCATACAAGTTTCTATTGAAGAGTCGAGAGACCCCAATAATCCTAATGATATTATCGATAATTTAACAGGTAGCGACGTTGTTACAATGCTTTTGTGTATAATAGATCTTGCATTGGCAGGTCAAACTTTTGTCGACACGCCAGCTGGGCTTGATCAAAATGCACGATTTTTCCCGAAGATTTCGATGAAAGGGGTTGATTTTACGGCTACCGGATTGGGGATGCTTATGATACCCCCGTCGCCAATTGGGCTTTTGTATTGTCTACTGTATGCTTTGTCGATTGAACCAGGATCTACGAACGATCAATTGGGCGCCGATGCCACCGCCGTGGGGAACCTTGCTCCCGATCCTTCTAATGAGTGTTAAACTGTCGGCCGACTAATTATAGAGAGGGAAATCAGATGTCATCAGGATTAGCAGCAAAATTACCTTTAACGGTAGACAATACGTTTGGTGCCTACAACCTTATAACTGATTTTGAGGAACTAGCAACACAGAACCTAAAGATGCTTGTTCTTACGTCTCCTGGCGAAAGAATGATGGATGTAGATTTTGGTGTTGGACTCAGAAATTATCTTTTTTTATTAAATGATACCTCGACGTACGAAATGATAAGGGAAAGCATTTTTCAACAGGTACAAAGTTATTTACCATATATTGTGATAACCTCGGTTAATTTTCTTGTACCTGAAAACAATAGTGACCTTTACCCTAATACAATTTCGGTGGTTATTAATTTTCATATTCCTAGGCTAAAAATATTTTCAGTGTTACAGGTTGATGTTGATAGTAACTAATTAATTTTAAGGTTTTTAAATATGGCGAAGAAATTACAGGCTATTAACTACACAAGTCGCGACTTTACATCAATTCGTCGGGACCTAGAAACTTTTGCTAAAAGGTATTATTCCAATACTTACAAGGACTTTAATGAAGCTTCGTTTGGTTCATTAATGCTTGATACGGTTGCTTATGTTGGCGACATACTTTCATTTTATTTGGATTATCAGGCGAATGAAAGTTTTTTGGATACTGCGATCGAATATAATAATGTTGTCAGACTCGCTCGCCAATTTGGTTTTAAGCTGAATACAAGCCCCTCTTCATATGGCCTTCTTACTTTTTACATTAGTGTGCCAGCAGACGGCACGGGAACCGCGCCAAATTTGGATTATACTCCCGTTCTAGAGGCCGGCTCCGAGTTTTCTTCTCTCGGTGGCGGCCTTTATACCTTATTGGACGATGTAGATTTTAAGAAAGAAAGTAATCAGATAGTCGTTGGACAGGTCAACAATTCTACTAATCTTCCTACTACTTTTATAATTCGATCGCTCGGCCGAGCGGTCTCGGGTCGAATAGGTAGAGATGTTATCTCTGTGGGAGACTTTCAAAGGTTTAGAAGAGTAGAATTATCCGAACCAAGAATAAATAATATCGTATCTGTCGTTGATTCTGAGGGTCATGAATATTTTGAGGTTGACCATCTTTCCCAAAATATTGTTTTTAAATCTCTGCGGAATACTTCTGCCACTCGTCGAACTGTGCCGAACATTCTTAAAGCTGCACCTGTCGCGAGAAGGTTTGTTACTGAGTATGAAGGCAATAAGACATACTTACAATTTGGATATGGTTCGGACAGTGAACTAGTAACAGAATCAATCAATAATCCTGCGAACATTGTTTTGGAATTGAATGGTCGTAATTATATAACTGATACAGGGTTTGATCCCACCAAGTTGATTAGCAGCGATAAGTTTGGTATTGCTCCGGCCAACACAAGCTTAACAATTTCTTATAGGTTTAATACCGTAAAAGACGTAAATGCGGCGGTTAATACGATTACTAAAGCTAATAGTCCTCGTTTTAAGTTTGATTCTCAGGGACAGCTTAATCTTGGTCAAAGGAATACAACCATGAGCTCTTTAGAACTTACTAATGAAGAGCCTTTTGTAGGAGATATATCTTTGCCTTCTTCTGAGGAAGTTAAACAAAGGGTATTTAGTTATTTTTCTACGCAGCATCGAGCAGTAACACCCGAAGATTATAAAGCCATTACGTATGGAATGCCAGTAAAATTTGGAGCCATCAAAAGAGCCGCTTGCGTACGAGATTTTGATGAATTCAAGAGAAATCTTAATCTTTATATCATTTCTGAAAACAGTAGTGGTAAACTGACGGCCGCCAACGATACCCTTAAAGTAAATTTAAAAAATTGGTTAGCACAATACAAGATGATTAACGACACAATTGATCTTCTGGATGCAACCATTGTTAATTTTAAGATTGATTATGAAATTTTAGTAGATATTAATGCAAATAGATTTACTGTAATTAATGATGCTAATTTAGCTTTAAGAAATTTTTATTCAAAAGGGTTTGATATTGGAGAAGCTTTGATCATAACGGATATTTATAAGGTTTTACAAAAAGTTGATGGTGTTGTTGATGTGATTGACGTTAGCGTCGAGGAAAAGACCGGCCCCGCCTACGCTAATTCAAACTATAATTTTGTTGGGAATCTTTCGGCCGACGGGAGAGAGATATTGGGTCAGCCTAGCGTTATTTTCGAGTTAAAGTTTCCCAACGTAGATGTGAGAGGAAGTGTTAAATAATGGCCATTAGAAGATATACAGCTAGTGCCGATACTACAATTACAAACGCTTTCGAAGCAAATTTACAGCTTCGGGGAACCGGCTCCAATATGGGATATGCAGATTCTTTAGAGGTATTTTCAATTTATGGCCAAGAATCGGGTTCCACAACGGGCAACTCACAAGAGCTTACTCGATTTTTAATTAAATTTCCTATTAGTACAATTATAGCTGACCGAGCGGCTTCGCCAACTCGTCTTCCCGCATCTGGTAGTGTCTCTTTTTACCTTAAAATGTATAACGCGGAAACACCATTTACTCTTCCGCAGGATTTTACACTAGATGTCACAGCAGTTTCGGAATCTTGGTCGGAAGGTACTGGCCTAGACATGGATGAATATAAAGATAAGGGGGAAGCAAACTGGCTTAAGGCAACTTCTACCACTGATTGGGACATAATTGGAGGGACCTATCATACAGCAACCACGGACACTACTTATAAGGCTACATTTCCAGTTGGCCCCGAGAATATAGAACTAAATGTGACAGATTTGGTAGAACAGTGGGTTGATAGCACATATGCTAATTATGGTTTTGGAATTAAGTTGACCGCCAGCCAAGAGGCTTATTATTCTAGCTCGACCGGGGAAAATACGTCGGTTTTAATACAAAATACTGGGGGCGCCGTACAATCGTACTATACGAAAAAGTTTTTTTCTCGTTCCACGGAGTTTTTCTTTAAGAAGCCGGTTATTGAGGCCCGGTGGGACTCTAGAGTAAGCGATGACCGGGAAAGCTTTTATTACAGCAGTTCCTTAGCTCCTGCTGCCGATAATCTTAATACCTTATACCTCTATAACTATGTTCGCGGGCAGTTGGTTAATATTCCTGCTGTGGGAACTAATGATATTTTGGTTTCTTTGTATTCTGGCTCTTCTACTACTCCTACCGGTACTGTACTAACTTTGTATGATGGTAACACCAATATTACGGGGGGACACGTTAGCGCTGGTATATATTCTGCTTCTGTGGCCCTGACAGCGGCCGCAACCCCCCTTACCAAACTATATGATGTCTGGCATTCGGGGTCAACTCAATATTTAACCAGCTCTATTATTCCTGCTAAATTTCCCACTTATAATAACGCACCCACTTTTCAGTTCGACACTACGATCAAAAATCTTAAGAGCACTTACTCAGTTTCGGATAAAGCTCGATTTAGAACTTTTATAAGAAATAAAAATTGGAGCCCCAACATTTATACTGTTGCTACTGCGATTAACCCAACCGATACTATTACTAGTGCTTCTTATAAAATTTATAGAGTTGTTGATAATTTAGATGTGGTGGGGTATGGAACAGGAAGCAACAAATCAACCTATCTTTCCTATGATGTAAGTGGCAATTATTTTGATGTAGATATGTCTCTCTTAGAGAAAGGGTACAAATATGGTATTAAGCTATCTTACTATAACGGGAGTATTGGCGACTGGATAGAACAACCCGAAACGTTTAAATTTAGAGTTGAATAGTAATTAGGATATGAGCTTTAAGAATCAATTCGCGCAAGCTAAGACGATTAAATCGTTAGCCAACAAGTCAGCACAGGAAATAGCGTCCGCAATTGAGTCGGTCGGATTTCAGGAGGCTGATATTGTCCGAGAAGATCGGTTTATCCCGCAGGTAGATTATTCTAAGCCGGAAGCTTTTGCGCGGTACGGTTCCGCGGAAGAATATTATCTTCAATCAATTAATCGAGTTGTAGAAAGATACCCTTATGATGGATCTCTAAAAGAGCGCGCTGAGTGGGAAAACGCTTCTACCTATATTGATCTTTATATATTGGATAATGAATACCCGCGGACCAATGGGTACATTAATTTTTGCGCCAGCGACGATGGTTGGGGATCCAGAACCGGTGCCATCGTTAGCGGGTATGGTCTGTCTGACGAACTTGAGTATATTACATTTTATGGAGGACCCCACCCGAATCCTACTGGGATGTCTCCGATGCATACTCAGTTTACTGGGTCAAATTATTATGAACCTGAAAAAAATAGAGAATCCAACTTAAAGTTTGATTTGTGCGAAGACGGCGCAACTATAGAATTTTGGCTGAAAAAGGATGCGTTTGATACCAACGACACTGAGAAGGAAGTTCTTTTTGATTTATGGAACACCGAAGACACTAGTAGTGCGGATTATGGACGTTGCCGTTTAGAATTTGATGCGGGAGCCCCAGCTGCCCCGGTTATCCTAACTGTACTTTCTGGTACCACCGGCTTTAGCGCGAAATCGATTGCTGATAGTGATGTAACCACAACCACAATAGCAGACGGCACCTGGAAGCATTATGCCGTTTCGATGAAGAATACGACCGGCGCCAAATCAATTGAGTTTAATGGCGTTGATGACAGTATCCAGATTGGGACGTACGAAACTTGGGATGCGTTAATCGGTGGTGCCGGGTCAGACGCCAAGGCGTGGACTCTTTCTGCGTGGGTATATTTAAATACTTTATCCCCCGCGGGCTCTACCAACGGCCGAATTTTAGATTTTTCCCACGGAGACATACGTCTCCAGTATGACGAAGCCGGCGGCGATAACTTTTCAATAAAAATGGAAGATGGCGGCGGGGGCACTACGAGTTATACTACGTCAACCCTATCAGCAGAACGCTGGTATCATATTGTAGCTACATATGAGGGAGGCGACACCGGTAATCTTAAGGTTTATTTAGACGGCGCTCTTGAAGACACCGATGCGGTGTCGACCCCGGAAGGACTCACCGGCCCCAATCATGCATTTATTGGTAACCGCGGCCTCGGCGACGAGCCGTTCGACGGCTATATCGATGAAGTTGCGATATGGGCCAAAGCTCTTGATTCGACTGAAGTTACTGCCATCTATAATAGCGGCGTTCCTACGGACCTTATGAATGCTGATGCACCCGCTGATCTCCTCTCATGGTGGCCTATGGGCGACAACGCAAAGGACACCTTAGACGGATCCGACGGAACTGCGGCGACAACTTTTAATCGAATTGTAGACGTTGCTGGCGGCCGCGACGGCTGGGGTAACGCCGGTAATATGGTACAATCACAAATTGTACCATATTCTCCCACCAACAATAGCGTTACAACAAAGTTTTATGTTAACGGCACTTTAAATAAAGTGTCAAGGTTCAACGCGACTACAACATTGACTACGAATCTTGGAAATGTAACAAAAGCTTTGTATGCCCAGATTGGGGCCCTCACAACGGCACCTGTGGGCTCGAGCGCGGCGGCTTACGCAGGGAAGTTGTCAGCTTCTCTTGATGAGTTTCGATATTGGAAGGTCCAGCGCTCGTCCGCGGAGATAGGTACATTTTGGTTTACGCAAGTGGGAGGAGGAACCAATACCGACCCGACCCCCTATGTAGACACCTCAGAGTTAGATGAGGCCAACACACATCTTGGTGTTTATTATAAGTTTAATGAAGGTATAACGGGGAACGATACGACAGACGCTAGCGTTCTGGACTATTCGGGCCGCGTTACTAATGGCACCTGGACAGGTTATGCCACCAACAATAGCGCGGACACCTCCAGGAATACTGGATCTGCTATAGTATTATCTAGTGCCGCAACCAAGGAATTTAAAGATCCTATTATTTATTCATCGCATCCTGAAGTGGTGACCTTAAAATCAAATCTTGCACTAACTGGCTCCAATCATGATGTTGCTAATAATGCTTCCCTTTATAATTCGTTCCCCGCATGGGTTCAAGAAGAAGATTCCGAAGGACAGAAACAGGCGAAATACTTAACTCAGATATTGGGAAGTTATTTTGATACTCTTCATTTGCAAATTGAGGCTTTAAATAAACTGAAGGATGTTGCTTATGTGAGTGGTACTAACAAGCCTGTAGCCTTTGCAGAACACTTGCCCACATCTCAGGGATTAATCGCACCGGAGATCTTTTTAGATGCGGATATTTTTGAGAAGTTGGCCGACAGAAGTGAAGATTTGGTTTTTGAAAAAACCCTCAATGATGTTAAGAATACAATCTATAAAAATATCTATAATAATCTATCTTATATT